GAAATACGATAAGTTCCTGCTGCTTGATGGTTAGCATCATTACCCATTCCATATGAGGTTACTGCATAATCACTTGGTGTTGCAGCATTACCACCAGTGCTACCAGAAGCTAATCTTGAGTAATGATAACCATAATTAAAAGTTCCAGTTAAAAAAGAATTTCCATTATCTGTTGAATATCTTGACCTAAAATATACTGCATCAGTAACTGGTTTTAAACCCTCATATTCAAGGATATATTTACTATAAGTATCAGTGATAAGTGAACTATCAAAAGTTACAGTTGCTGTAGCTGATGTAACATCAGTTGTATTTAATAAAACCAACCCACCAGCACTTCCAAATTCAAATCCAGTTCCAGAAGAATTAACTTTAAGTGCAGTACCACCAGAACCTAAAGTATTAATGTTAAACAATCCAATTTTATCTAAAAAAGTTTCGTCATAAAGTATTCTGTCATTTGCATTTGTACTAGAATTGTCTGTTCCATCTAAAACTAAAAAATCACCTTTGTTTGCACCAGCACCATCTGTTCCATCTAATATAATTGAATCGTTTTGTAGACCTAATCGTGTGTCTGCATCTATTTTTTCTTTTGATATACTATTACTTGCAAGGTCAACAGCCTGTACTGTTGCATCTGCAATAGCTCTACTTGGTAATGTTCTTATTGGCACTTTATTCTCCTACTCTTATTTATTCATCACTACCAGTTTCTGGATTATAGTCTTTTGCATCTTGGAAGAAAGATGTTGTTTCATTGAATCCAAAGTTGTCGTCAAACTCAGCAGATACTGGTTCTGGTGTGACACTATATCTTTGTTCTCTCTTAGGTGATTTGTCTGGTAAATCTGTAAACTGGTCAACTTGAACTGATTTGATAACAGACTGTGAAGTAACAGGCCCATACAAATAAAATTTTGCAGTAAAAGATAATGTATAAATGATTGCTCGTCTTGTTGTGAAATCACCTTCATAATTATCTTCGTAATCTATACCAGTTAATACAATAGGAACATCTCTTTTTTGTTTCATATCTAAATTATCATTGACTGTAATTGTATACTCTGGTTGAAAGAAAGGTAATATCTGTTCTATAATTTGTAGTGCATCATCACCACTTTTTGCCATAACAAATAATTGTAAATCAACATTATAAGGTACAGGCATATATTGTGTTTCTAATTTACCAGAACCTTTTGCACTTGTCTTTCTAATCTTTGTAACACGATTTAATTTTCTAGTTGTATCATAAGAAAGTGTTTGTATCTCAAATGCAATTCTTGGTAAAGTAATTGCAGTTGTTTTACTAATGCTTGCATCTTCTCTAATTCGTGTAAGAAACTTTTGTTTAGGCCCGTATGCAAGTGGAACTTTCATAGATTGTGTAATATTACCAGAACTATTTTTTCTGACAATCTGTATATTATTAAAAATAGTACCGAATGATACTATGATTTTTCTAATCGTTTCGTGATAAAATTGTTGTCCTAACATTATGATTCCTTCCCAGCGTCACCAAATGGATTTGATTCACTAAAGTCTAATATTGTATTATCTAAGTTTTCAAAATCTTCAATCTGAGATTTTTCATCAATGGTATCTACATTATATTCTTCATTGATTAGATAATGATTTTCTTCTTTTATTTCAGTTATTGTTGCAGTAAACCCATTATTTCTACTAGTAATAACTTCATCTTTTGCAAATGTTCCAGTTATATATTCAAAATGGAATGTGTTACTATTTATTAACCTAATATAAGCTTGTCCACCGTTTGCACCAGTGATAACTTCGTCTTCTTCAAATACACCAGTTTCATCTTTAACTGTAATGTAGAAAGTATCAGCAGTTTCAAGTAGTATAGAGCTCGCACCAAACTGTGTTTCAGAAATCAAATTATCACCAGCATCAGAACCACCACCGTCTGTTCTGTCTAATAATAATAAATCATTGTCTTCTAATGCAATTTCTTCTGTATATGTTCCAGTTTGTTCTAATGTAAACTGGTAAGAAAGTGCATCTAAACTACTATCAGTTTCTATTTGGTCAATCGCACTTACACCAGTATCAATACCTTCACTACCATATTCAAACAATCTACATTTTAATTTATAAACTGGATTATTATCTAATTGAAAGAAAGGTTCATCGTGGTCAACAAAACTAATTTCAAACATTTTATTAATGATAGGATGAAAAACTAAATCACCCTCTAAAGGTCTATCTGCATCAGTGGATTCATCTTCATTTACAAGATATGCACTTTCACTTGTAGTTGTTCCGTCTTCTAATAATACTGCACCAAAAGTTTCAGTAGTACCAGATTCTAAAACAACTTGTTTTGTTATGTCTTGAAATCTTTCTTTACTTACGACAAAGGTAACTTCATCTTTGATATCTAATCCAAACTTTGATACTAATTCTTTTTCACCTTCAAGACCACCCTCTGCATTTTCTACATACATTTCTATAAGTTGTGATTCTGAAAAAGTTGATGATGTATCTTCACCAAATAAAGTATCTTCATTAACAAATGTTCTATTTACATAATAGACATCGTGTCCGTGAATCTGTATAGCTTCCTTAACTAGATTTTTATATAGGTCTCTCTCGGCAGATATAGAAGTTTTATTACTGTCGTGAAAAAATTTATTGACTGCCATAACTTATCCTACCATATAATTTACTGGTAACTCAAATCCTAGTTTCATTTCTTCTTCTAATTTAGTGATTTCATCTAACGCTTGTTGATAGATTGTTTCACCATTCATAGTAACTCCACCTAACATTTGAACACCATTAAATTTTGATAGGTTAGCACCCCATTGTTTTTTAATTAATGCAGTTGCATATCTTTTTAAATACATATCATCAAACACATCTGTGTAAACTGATGGGTCTAATTTTCTATAACATTCAATTAAAAGAAAGTCACCATTGTTGAAATCCTTTTCCATATCTGCGTGAATATATAATCTGTTTTGATGTTCTTTGAAATCTATTGGATATTCACCAGTAAGAATGTGGTCTAGAAAATCTAGATGCCTCATTGTCATTTCATAGTGAATAATTGAAGTTGAACTAAAATCATATAAATCATTTAATCTTAATTGATAACGAACATCAAATAAATTTTGAGTTAATTTATCTGTTACTGGATATACTTTTACAACTGCTAATACACTATCTGGAATAGGTATATAGTTTTCTTGTTGTAAAAAGTCTGCTGTAATTGAACTATCAACTTTATCGGTTGCTGTAACTGCACTCTCATTACTTCTCATTCTTGCAATTTCAGCAGTTGTAAGTTGATGTTTTAGATATACTCTTTCAATACCATCATAATGGTATTTTGAAAAATATTGTAAAGCTTCATCTACTCTATCATCTATTTGGTCATCAGATACATTGATATCAATGACACCTTTACCTAATGCTCTTAAACAATATTCTTTAAATGTTGACTTTGAAGTAGGTACTGCCATAACTAATCCTTTTATTATTATTTATAATAAAAAGAGATTATGTTCTTTTTTCTACTCCATCAAGAGTTAAAAACCCTTTTGCATCGTGTCCAGTTCTTACTTCTGAAATTTTTTCATTTTTTCTTGCGTGAAAAGACATATTACCAGAAACACTTACCCTTAAACCTTTTTTACCTTTTAGTTCTGATAAATTAGGTTCTACTTCGTGTACTGCCCACGATGGGAACACAATCAATCTGCCTGGAACTGGAGCCCAATATACTTCATTAAGTGTTTCTCTTATTCTAGGTTTTTCTGGATTATATGGAAGTTGAACTGCGACTGCTTGTGCTCTAGGGTCACTAAACCATATTTGTCCACATTTTTCTGGACACTGTAAATAATACACGAAACTAAAATGCGAGCCTGGGTGTGTATGATTACGATTATGAGCACCAAATTGAGAAACATTTGCCCACATATTATCAATGACTGGTTCTGTCTTTGGATTTAAACCTAAAGTTTTATGTATTTGTTGACCAACTTTTAGTGCTTCTTTACCCATATCAACATACTCTTCTCTAGTATGCATATCTACTGCACTGTGCCAACCTCTTGAGTTAGAACGAACTATACCTATATTATCGTCATCTCTCCATTTAAAAATATGTTTCAACCACTTCTTATTTCTTTCCTCGTAATTTAAAATGTCAATAAAATGAAATAAAGTGGGAAACCATATCTCACCACGAACTTTTCCCCTATCATTAAATGGTATTTCTTGTGCGATTTTATTAAATGTCATACATAACTTGGGCCGTGTAACCAACCCTCAATACAATTTCTTACACCCTTTGTAACTTTAGTGACACGCCAAGGAACAAAAGATGGGAATATAATTATTTGACCTTTTTGTCTAAATAATTTATTATCCGTAGTCATATTCATTAATTCAATATGTCCACCATCATAATCTTTGGTGTCAGATAATTGAATAATAAAAGTTAATTTTCTAAATGGTGCATTGTTTCCAATGTCTAAATGATAGTTATAAAAATCTTTGTTCTTATAACAAACTATTTGTGGATTATCTGCTTGATAAAAACCAGCAAGTTGCATTTTAAAATTTTTATCATTAGCTTGTTGTGCAAGTTCTAAAACTTTAGTATAAGGCCAACCTTTATCATTCATAGGTAAAGATTGTTGAGTTGCTTTTCTTACTTTTTTTAAAGAACTATCTATCCATAATTCTTTAACTGTTTCTGTTACTATTGCATCACATTCTTTCTCTGCAAAAAACTGTGATGTTAATATAGAAACTATATTTTTATTACCGACCAGTTTGACAATATTCTTATCATCTGGTTCAACAATATTTTTTTCTTGGGGTTCTTCTTTTTTTTCTTCTTCCTTTTTAGGAAGTTCCAGAGTATCAATCTCTGAGTCTGTAAATGTACTCATAATTTTTCACCTTTAAACTATTATAACTTATTTTTTTTCAATGTCAATAGGGTTTTTTATTTGGTCAACATCTGCACTAGTGGGTTTTATTAACCATTGTTTAGTTCTATGTTTTTGTCCGTTAAAAACTTTTCCCTCTTTTGCATCTTGCAACCATTTATGTAATCGTGTAGATTTTGCTGGTTTATATTCTTCTACCCAACCACCATCTAATCTTCTAGATAGTTTACCACCAGTTTTAGGTTTCGGCATTTTATTCCAGTGAAAATGTTGTTTATTAGGATTATTCATATAATAATTTTTCTTATGATATGTTCCTTCTTTGATTGCAATCCAAGTTTTAATTTGTTCTTTTTGTCTTTCCTTTTTACGAATCATTCGTTCCCAACGAAACAGTCTTTGTGTTTCATCTTCTACTGTATAGAAACGACCTTGTTCATCAACCTTTGTACCACCATATCTTTTATCGTGATAAGTTATGATTGGAGGAAATTCCTTTTTTGAGGGGGTTTTATATTTTTGTTTAAATATTTTCATACTAATATATATACTATGCCCATTGAAGTGCTACACCGTGAATTTTATTCGCACCAGTCAAAGATGAACCGACTATCTTCCAACGAAGTCTAACTTGAGGACTAGCAGAACCAGTAAGAGGTGTACTTCCAGAAAATATCTTAATACCAGAACTACCAGCTTGATATCCTTCATCAGTCAATGAAACAGAATTAAATGTTGTATTATCTC